CTCAAGACATCGTGATCGTCGCAGACCATGACCAAAGCGGTGTTGGCCAACGCTACGCAGAACAGGCCAGTGCCAAGTATGGCGCACGCATGGTTATGCCTCCGATACTCGGTGATGCCAACGATTATGCACAGGCTGGCCACGATCTTGCAGGCCTACTCATGCCACCGGCAGACGACTGGCTCATCCCAGCCGATGACTTCTGCGCACAGCCAAGCCCCATCAGCTGGCTCGTCAAACGCTGGATTCAATCCCAAGCCCTAGTGATGGTCCACGGCCCAAGCGGTGGCGGCAAGACATTCGTGGTGCTCGACTGGTGCCTGCGCATGGCCAGCGGAACCGATGATTGGGCAGGTCACAAAGTGCGCCAAGGCAACGTGGTCTATCTGGCAGGCGAAGGCCACCACGGTCTGCGCGGTAGGGTCGCTGCATGGAAGCACCACCACAAAGCAGGCAAGCTGGCTATGTGGCTGTCCAAAGACGGCTGCGACCTGAACACCCCGACCGGATACCTCAAAGTGGTCGAGCAAGTAAGAATGCTGAAAGACAGACCCAGCGTGATCGTGGTCGACACCCTGCACCGATTCCTTTCAGGCGATGAAAACAGCGCTCAAGATGCCAAGACCATGCTGGACGCATGCAATGCACTCATGCAGGAATTCAACTGCTCGGTGATCTTGGTGCACCACACAGGCGTGGCTGAGGAAGCCCAGCACAGGGCGCGAGGCTCAAGCGCATGGCGAGGTGCTCTGGACATCGAGATCAGCATCGTGCCAGGCAAAGAAGGCGTGCCCATGCAGATTGTGCAGCGCAAATCCAAAGACGCAGAACTGGCCGAGACTATCTACGTTGAGCTGCAACAAGTGGCCATCCCAGGCTGGCGCGATGAAGACGACCAGCAAGTGACAAGCGCTGTGATCGTCCAAGCTGAAGCCCCCACAGCCCCGAAAAAAGAGTCGAAACTGGACGCGCACCGCAAAGCATTCGAGAACGCATGGTGGGGTACAGGCGCTGAAATACGCGAGGGTTTACCCTATGTCAGCAGGTCAGCACTCAAAGACAAGCTGGCAGCCGATGGCAGAAAACCCAGAACGATCGAGAACGATCTGAGCGCGGCCTACCCAGAAAAACTAATCGGTGCACTCATCCTGTCCGAGATCATCAGCCCACTTGAACACGGCTGGATGGTGATCGATGATGTGCAAGCCAGTGCCATGATGATGCGAAAAGGTGGCTAAGAATGAATCCCCCTAGCCCCCTGAATCCCCCTAGGGGGCAAATCAGGGTTAGGGGGCAAAACGCTCGAAAAGCCCCCTCCCCTCCCCTCACACCCTTTAGGGTGAGGGGGACAGGGGGGCATCGATGCGGCAGATTTTGAAGGTGAAGTTATCCACAGAAAGGTGAGCAAGTACTAACATGAACAACAAACGTGAAACCCCAAACTTTGTAAGCTGGCAACATGACACGCTGGCCAAGTTTGCAACCGAGGTCTACATCCGACTTCAAGATGAGCAGGCCGCAAACGAGCAACTCAGGATGGATTTAAAAGATGCCATGAAACTAGCGCGAATCGAAAACATGAAGGACAATGCAGCATGACCACAAAATCACACAAAGCAAAAGCTCCAACCAAGCGAACTAAGCCTGGCAGTGAAGATCGAGCCGTGATCGCTGACATGGTGCTAGAAGGAATGCGAAACGGCTTGAGCGCATTTAAAGCATGTCAAGCAGCTGGTGTTCCTCAAAGTACTTTTTCACGGTGGGTGGATGATGATGCTATCCTTGCGGAGAATTACGCGCGCGCGAGGGAAGACCTGATCGAACGCATGGCCACAGAGATCATGGAGATCAGCGATCAAGACGTTGGCGTGGCCGTGGATGGCAAAAAAGACTGGGCGGCAGTGCAGAAACACAGACTACAGGTTGACACACGCAAATGGCTGTTGTCCAAACTGGCCCCAAAGAAGTTTGGCGACAAGATCGAAGTGTCTGGCGATCCTGCCAATCCCCTGGTGCAAAGAATTGAGCGCGTGGTGGTCAAAGCATGAGTGACCCATTCAAAATTACCGAGCCAACTTGCATCAGTTTTAGTGGTGGACGCACTAGCGCTTATATGCTGTGGCGTGTTATTCAAAGCGGGGGGGGCAACTTCCATGCCAAACCGTTGTCTGTTTTGCCAATACTGGCAAGGAAGATGAGGCCACTTTGAAATTCGTTAAAGACTGCTCAGAGCAATGGAACGTGCCAATTACTTGGCTTGAATATCAACCAGAAGCGCCAGGTTTTAAGGTGGTGGATTTTGAAACAGCCAGCCGCAATGGTGAGCCTTTTTCAAAAATTATTGATAAGCGCAACTACCTACCAAACCCAGTTGCTCGTTTTTGCACTGTAGAACTGAAGATTCAGCCTGAGCACAAATACCTCAAGTCAATAGGCTGGAGTGAATGGGACAACATGGTTGGCATTCGCGCAGATGAACCTAGGCGCGTGGCCAAAATCAAAGCAAATCCAAGCGGAGGTAAAGCAGGACCTGAACGAATCATGCCACTTGCACAGGCAAACATTACTAAGGACGATGTGGGCCTTTTTTGGCGCGATCAGGCTTTTGATTTAGGTCTGCCAAACCATAATGGAGTTACATATCACGGAAATTGTGATTTATGCTTTTTAAAAGGCGCGTCACAAATTTTGTCCCTGATTGCAGAAAAGCCACAGCGAGCTGCTTGGTGGGCGAAAATGGAGACAAGCATTACTAATGCAAAGATTCAAAATGGTGGACGATTTCGATCTGATCGGCCTAGTTATGCACAAATGGCAAAGTTTGCTGATGAGCAAAAAGACATGTTTGATCACAATGAAGAAGCCATTGCATGCTTCTGTGGGGATTAAGGCATGACAGTTCTACAGCTTCCAACCCCTGAATGGGCATTGCCCTTGCTAGAGCCAAGCCGATACAAAGGCGCTTGGGGTGGCCGAGGCTCTGGCAAGTCCCACATGTTTGCCGAGCTGATGATCGAGGCCCACATCATGGACCAGAAGCGCAGAAGCGTCTGCGTGCGTGAAATCCAGAAGTCGCTCAACCAGTCAGTCAAGCGCCTGCTCGAAACCAAGATCGAGCAAATGAACGCTGGCGCATATTTTGAGGTGCAAGAGGCCGTGATCAAGTCTCGCAAAGGCGATGGCATGATCATCTTCCAAGGCATGCAAAACCACACAGCCGACTCGATCAAGTCGCTCGAAGGATACGACTGCGCTTGGGTGGAGGAGGCTCAAAGCCTGAGCCAGACCAGCCTCGACCTGCTGCGGCCAACCATTCGCAAGCCAGAGTCCGAACTATGGTTCACGTGGAACCCACGCCAGCAGAACGACCCAGTCGACTTCCTGCTGCGCGGTCCAACACCGCCAAAGGATGCGCAAGTCCTGAAGGTCAACTTCACCGACAACCCTTGGTTTCCACAAGTCCTGCGAGACGAGATGGAGTACGACAAGAGGCGCGACCCAGACAAATATCAGCATGTCTGGATGGGAAGCTACCTCACAAACAGCAACACCCGAGTGTTCAAGAACTGGCGCGTCGAGGACTTCGAGGCACCACCAGACGCAATCCACAGGCTTGGTGCAGACTGGGGCTTCGCGGTCGACCCGACCACACTGGTGCGCTGCCACATCGTTGGCCGCACGCTCTACATCGACTACGAGGCCTACATGGTTGGCTGCGAGATCGTGAACACACCCGAGCTGTTCATGCAGGTGCCCGAGGCTGAGAAGTGGCCAATCGTGGCCGACTCAGCAAGGCCAGAGACGATCAGCCACATGAAAAAGAATGGCTTTCCAAAGATCATGACAGCGGTCAAAGGCCCGAAGTCGGTCGAGGAAGGCATCGAGTTCCTGAAAAACTACGACATCGTGGTGCACCCTCGATGCATCCATACCATTGACGAGCTGACGCTGTACAGTTACAAGCAAGACCCTCTGACCGGAAAAATCTTGCCGGTGCTCGAAGACAAGAAAAACCACGTGATCGATGCCCTGCGTTATGCCTGCGAAGGTGTGAGACGATCGGCCATCACGAAGCCTGCAACATTCACTCCATTGCCAAATGTAAAGAAATGGTGAGAAAATCACACAAAATGAGGATATAACATGGCCCGACTCTCAAACGATCAACGCCTTGCGAACCTGCACGACGAAGCCCTCGCGCAATTCGATGATGTGCAAAGCGCACTGCGCGACGAGCGCTTGCAATGCCTGCAAGACAGACGCTTCTACTCCCTAGCAGGCAGCCAGTGGGAAGGCCCACTCTGGGACCAGTACGAAAACAAACCCAAGTTCGAGGTCAACAAGATCATGCTGGCCGTGATCCGAGTGGTCAACGAATATCGCAACAACCGCATCACGGTGGACTTCGTCTCCAAAGATGGCGCTGAGAACGACAAGCTGGCCGAGGTCTGCGATGGCCTCTACCGAGCAGACGAGCAGGCATCGGTGGCCGATGAAGCCTACGACAACGCATTCGAGGAAGCTGTTGGTGGTGGCATTGGTGCCTGGCGCTTGCGCACAGTCTACGAAAACGAGGAAGACCCAGAGGACGATCGCCAGCGCATCCGCATCGAGCCAATCTTTGACGCTGACAGCTCGGTGTTCTTTGACCTTGGTGCTAAACGCCAAGACAAGTCCGATGCCAAGTTCTGCTTTGTCGTCACATCGATGACGCGCCAGGCATACAAAGACACATGGGGTGATGACCCGACCGACTGGCCAAAGATCATCCACCAGTATGAATTCGACTGGTGCACTCCCGATGTGGTCTATGTGGCCGAGTATTACAAGGTCGAGGAAAAGACCGAGACCATCCGCATTTTCCAGACCATCACAGGCGAGGAAGAACGCTATACCCAAGCCGACTTTGCCAAGGACGAAATGCTTGAGGAAACTCTGGCAGCAATCGGCACAGTCGAAGTGCGCCAGCGCAGGATCAAGACCAAGCGCGTGCACAAGTACATCATGTCGGGTGGCAAGGTGCTCGAAGATGCTGGCTACATTGCAGGCAAGTGCATCCCCATCGTGGTCGTCTATGGAAAACGATGGTTTGTTGACAACGTCGAGCGATGCATGGGTCATGTGCGTCTGGCCAAGGATGCCCAGCGCCTCAAGAACATGCAGCTGTCCAAGCTGGGCGAGATCAGTGCCTTGTCCTCAGTCGAAAAGCCAATTCTCACGCCTGAACAGGTCGCTGGCCATCAAGTCATGTGGGCAGAGGACAACCTCAAGGACTATCCGTACCTGCTGATCAACCCGATCACAGACCAGAACGGCAACCAGGCAGTCAGCGGTCCAGTGGCTTACACCAGATCGGCAGCCATCCCACCGGCAATGGCCGCGCTCTTGCAGATCACCGAAACCGACATGCAGGACATCTTGGGCAACCCAGCTGGCGCAGATAAGATGGTCAGCAACATCTCAGGCAAGGCCGTGGAGATGATTCAGGCCAGAGTTGATGGCCAAGCCTTTATCTACATGAGCAACTTTGCCAAAGGCATGAAGCGCTGCGGTGAAATCTGGTTGTCAATGGCCAAGGACATCTACACCGAAGACAAGCGCAAGATGAAGACCATCGCGCCAACTGGCGAAGCTGGCATGGTCGAGCTGATGCAGCCAACCATCGATCAGGAAACTGGCGAAGTTGTCATGGCAAACGACCTGACAAGCGCCACATTCGATGTGATCGCAGACGTTGGACCATCGAGCAGCACCAAGCGCCAGGCAACTGTCCGCGCCCTGACCGGCATGCTCCAGATCACCCAAGACCCAGAGACAGCCCAGGTCATCACGGCAATGGCCATGATGAACATGGAAGGCGAAGGCATCAGCGATGCAAATGCGTATTTCCGCAAGAAGCTGCTGCGCATGGGTGTGGTCAAGCCGACTGACAATGAAGCTGAAGAACTCATGGCCGAAATGCAAGGCCAGCCTCAAGACCCGAATGCCATGTACCTGCAAGCCGCAGCTGAGAATGAAACTGCCAAGGCAGCCAAAGCCCGAGCCGACACCGTCGAAACCGTGGCCAGCGCAGAACTCAAACGCGCTCAAACGCTGGAGACGCTGGGCAAGGTCGATGAGACCGCACAGAACATGGCGCTCACAAATGCAGAGGCAGTGCAACAAATTTTGCAAGGCCAGATCGTTCAACCAGTTGTAAGATGAACGAAAAAGCGCGAGAATGTGATAAACGGCATCCACCCAGCCGTTCTAATGGGTGAGTTTGATGGGGTCAGAAGATGAACACAAAGGCAGTATCAGGAGAAGAAAACCAAGACGATGACACCATTGTTGTTGAGGACGAAGGCCAAAGCACTGAGCAAACCACCGATGAGCACAAATCCATCGATGACCAGGGCGATGACCAGACAACCGAAGATGACGAAGGCGACAGCGACGAGGTAATCGTATCCATTGGTGAGGAAGCGCCACCTCCCGAAGAACAGACTCATGCGCCTGAATGGGTACGCGAGCTGCGTAAGACGAACAGAGAATTGCAACGGCAAAACCGTGAACTGCAAGGCAAGCTACAAAGCACCGCACAGACTGAGACCAAGCCGGTCGTGCTAGGCAAGAAGCCAAGTCTTGAAGAACATGACTATGACGCTGACAAATTCGAGGCAGCACTGGCCGATTGGTTTGAGCGCAAGCGACAAGCCGATGAAGCCCAAGCCAAGCAAGAAGCTGAAGTTATGAATCAGCAAAAAGCATGGCAAGCCAAACTGGATGGCTATGGCAAGGCGAAAGCCGAGCTGAGAGTCAAAGATTTTGAAGACGCTGAGGCCGTGGCCCAAGAGT